CCGCCACGCGTACACGTCGTGGGCGAGTTCGAGGATGTTGGCGGCGTCGTCGCTGCGGCCGTCGAGCGAGAACGCGAGTTCGGCGGTCCCGTCCCATTTCTGGGTCAGTTTCCGATCGTGGGCGCTCGACAGCTCCGACACGATGGTTTGGTTCCATGTCGGCGCAGGGTTGCCGATCCAGTAGTTGAGCGGCATGAACACGCGGCGATGCAAGGTGAGGCGCCAGCGGCCGCGGCCTTGCGGGACCGGTGTCGACGTCCGCGGCTCAGCATCGACGGTCACGGTCATGTCAAATATCCGTCTTGCCAGTAGGCGACGGCCTGGCTCACGCCGGTCGTCGCCGAGCCGGTCAGCTGGAAAAGGTTGTCGACCCCGACCGGCAAGACCGGCCACGAGATCGACGTCCAGTCGAGCTGTTGGAGGATCGGCTGCGCCGGGTCGCCGGTGTAGTAAGCGGTGTGCAGGCGAGTGTCGATGTCGACCCAGCCGCCTGCCGGGATCAGGTAGCCGGCGTTGAGCGCGACCCGGTATGTCGGCCCGGACGGGACCGTGAACGTCGCGGCGGCGCCCGCGACCGGCCCGTAGATGCGCACCAAGGGCTGGACGGGGACGGTCCCGTAACTGTGGATGATGCCGGTGCTGGGACTGCCGCCCGCGGCCGGGTAGATGCGCGGGTACGTCAGGTCGTAGGTGCGGCCCGGAATGCCGGCCGAGCCGGAGCGGGCCTGCGCGGACTGTTGGACGGGGTCTCGGACGATCGGGTCGGGTGCGACGAACCCGAGATGGATGTCACGCTGCTGGTCGCCGGCCGTCGCGTAGTCGTACGCGGCGGGCCGCAAGGTGAGGGTCCGCTCCTGCACGCCGGGCCGGTCGAGCACGTAGTGGAGGACGGGACGGGCGGACGGGACCATGTACGGCGCGAACATGGCGGCGACCTGGTCGATGCGGGCGCCGGCGCCGGCGAGGGCGGTGATGTCGGCGGACACGGCCCGGTTGCCCATGAATTGGGTGCGGTCGACGGTCCCGTCGGCGTCGGCGAGATTGTCGACGACGTCCCGGACGACGGGCGCGCCGAGATCGAGGCTGGTGCAGAAGTAGCCGGCGGTCTCGTCTTCGAGCAGGACGCTGGTGGCGCCGAGGACGAGCCACGCGGTGCGGACACAGTCGGTCATGAGGCGCGTCGCATCGCTGCGACGAGACGCTGTTCGAGGACGTCGACGTCGACCGGTTCCATGAACTGCGCGTTTTCGATATGGATCGCCGGGCCGCGACCCCGGCCGGCGGGCGTGACCGTCTCGCCCGCATGGAGATAGGCGACACCGGCGCTGGTGATGAGGCCACCGGTCTGCAACGGCGGAATGTACGGCAGGCCGACCGTGATGGTCGGCAGGGTGATCGAAAACGGGTCGTGGCCGATCTTCCAGCCGCCGACGCTCAGATGGAGGGCGTCCCAGCCGCGGATCACGAGATCGGCCGCCGACTTGAAACCGTTCCAGATGCTGTCCCACATGCCGCCGAGCGCGCCCGCGACGCGGCGGGGGATGCCGGCCAGGAACCCAATGAAACTGTTCCACACGTTGATCGCGCCGTTGATCGCGCCTTGCACGAACCCGGCGAGACCCGACCAGGCGCCCGCCAACGACGAGCCGATCGCGCCCGCGACCCGGGAGAAATAGCCGACCAGCGAATTCCAGGTGCCGACAATCCAGTTGACGACCGCCGAGATCGCCGCCTTGATGCGCTGGAAGTTGGCGATCACCAACAAGGTCGCGATCCCAATCGGGCCGGTGATGATCGCCAGCAGCAACGGCCAGTGGGTGCGTATCCAGTCCCAGACGACGCCGATGACGGCTTTGATGCCATTCCAGATCGTCGACCAGTTCCGGTAGATGACGTACCCGATCGCGATAAGCGCCGCGACCGCGCCGATGATCAGCAGGAGCGGGCCGAGCGACGCCCACGCCGACGCCCCTTCCAGATCTTCGGCGGCGGCCAGCGCTTCGGTCGCGCCGGCGGCGCCTTCCTGCCCCGTCTTGAACAGGCCCATGATCGACTGGACGGTCGAGATCGTGGCGCCGAGGCCCATCATCGCGACGCCAGCGACCTGGATCGCCGGCCCGTACTTCTGACCGAACGTCGCGACCGCATCTTCGAGTTTCGCTCGCATCGCGCTGATGCGGCCGCCGAACGTGTCCGCCGCCGCCGACGCTTGCCCGCGAGTCTTCGCGGCGAGCAGATCCAAGGCGTTCGTATGGTTCTGCGCCGCTTTGCGGGCGAGCTCTTGCGCGGCGGTCAGTTTCCCGTGCGCGGACTGCGACGCGACCGTCGCGATGAACACCTTGTTTTCGGCTTCGCGCAGCCGTAACGCTTCCGCCGCCGTCAGATGCTTCTTGCTGGCGTCGGCCACTTCGATGTTGAGCAGCGACTGTTTCGCGCCCGCCAGCGCCTTGTCGGCACTGTTCGCGGCGCCGGTCGCTTTCGTCAACGCCGCCTGCGTCGTCCCGGCCTTCTGCACCGAGATCCCGAATTCTTTCAAGATGCGGGTGTTGCCGTTGTAGGCCTTCCCCATCTTCGTCGCCGCTTCGGACAGCGAAATATGTTTCGCGGCGGCGAGGTCCGCGACCGTGTTCATATATTTCAGGGCGGTCGACGTGTTGCCGGTCGCCTGCGTCAAGATCCGGATCGCGTCTTGGGTCTCGGCCGACGTATGCCCGAAATTCTCTTGATGCTTGATCGTCTTTTCGATCTGGGCGCCGAACTCGTCGTAGGAGTGGCCGGTCGCGTCGATCGCCGCCTTCAGCTGGTTGTGTGACGCCTGCTCCTTCGAGCCGAGCGTCGATAACAAGGCGCCGACGCCGGTGATCGCGGCGCCCGCCCCCATGAACGCCGGCCCGATCTTCTTGCCGTTCTCGATGACGGTCCCGATCGCGTCGTTCATGCCGGCGAGCGCGGTGCCGAACGGGCCGAGCACCCCTGAACTGTTGAGGGTCGACAGCATCCGGCCGAACCCTTGCTGCGCGGTCGACGCGGCCGACTTCGCGGACGTGCCGGCGGTCTGCATCGCCGCGCCGAGCCCTTTGAGGTCGCCGAGGACGCGGACGACGATCGACGGGCCGGCCATCAGCTACCTGCGCCGTTTCGCGTCGGCGATCGCCCGTTCCGTGTCGCGGGCGTCGCGGGCCATGAACCGCACGAACGCCGAATATTCGTCATCGGTGAGGGCTTCCACCTGGGCGGGCGTCATTCTCCAGTAGCGGCAGAATCCGGCGAGATTGTCGAGGACTCGAGCTCTAAAGGGTCGGTGATCTGTAACGGCTGCGTCTCGACCGTGAACACGAGGTCGACGTCGCCGGCCCACTCGAACAGGGTCGCGGCGTCAGGCATATGGCCACTGTCGACCGCCCGCCGGTACAGGTCACCGAACGCGGTGGCTTGCCAGCGGCGCTCCTCGTCGTCGGACTGCAAGATCTCGGACAGGGGCGCGCCGGTCGCCTTGTGGAGCGCCCGCATCGCGTTCGCGGACAGCCGTAACGGCTTGTCGACATGGATTGTCACTTCGTGGCGAGCCCAGCCCGGCCGTTCGTCAGTCATGGACGGCGCTCCCTTCGTCAGTCGTGTTCGTCCATACGGCCGGACTGTTCAACACGCGGCCGATCGCGTCGGCGTACAGCTGCGCGGCGACCGGGGCGAGGCCTTGCGCGGCGGGGAACAGGTACCGGCCGCCCTGCACGTAGTCGCGTTGCGACTGGTGGGGCCGGAACCGGTGGCCGCCGAACTCGACCCACCCGGCGTACGGGACGCGGGCGAGACCCATCCGGACCGCGCCACCGGTCTTCGTGCCCGACGTGCGGACGGTCGCGGCGAGCCGGCCGGGCGTCGTCCAGTTGTCGGGTGGCCGTTGGTCGAGGCCGCCGACCGTCTGCCGGGTCCGGGCCGCGACCGGTTCGACTGCCCGTTTTCCGGCGTCTTTGATGGCCCGGTACAGCGGCCCCGACACGTCGGTCGACATGCGGGCGATGTCGCGGCGTAACGCCTGCATGCCGACGATCCCGACCACCTCGCCTGCCATCGGTTTATGCGGTGCCGGCAACCCACGCGGTCCCCGACCAGTGGGCCTGCCCGGCGGTGCCGGGCGCCTGGGTCTGCACGTACTGGCCGGCCGTCCATGCCGTCGTCGGTGACGCGGTGACCGTGTTCGGGGTCCCGGCGATCAGGTTCGCGACGTTCGCGGGCGGGGTCGACCCGGCGGGCGTCCAGGTGCCGGGCGTCCCGGCGGTCGCGCCCGTCGCGGGCGGGCCAGTGTTCACGGCCGGCGGCTGGTCGAGAATCCAGTCGATGTCCACTTCGCTGGCGGTGCCGGCCGCGCCCCCGAAATAGGCGAACGGTTGCGGGATCGCGTTCCCCTCGAAGCTCGGGTTCGTCGACGAGATCGACCGTGACTTGTAGGCCCGGACCTTGAACTGGCAGAGCGTCCCGGCGTTGTTGTACGCGTCGAGCGCCGACTTCAACGTCGAGAACGTCGCGCCCGCGTCAAACGCCTGCGCCAGTTTCGCTTTCAGATGCCATTTGACCGGGCCGGGATAGTCCTTCACGCCGCACATGGTCGTCAGCTCGATCGGCTTGTTTTCCGGCTCGACGCTGACTTCCATGCCGAGGCAGGACAGGTTCCCGGTCCCGATCTCGATGTAGGCGTCGGTCATCATGACCGGCGTCGCGGTCGGCGCGACCAGATCGGCGGTCGTCGCCACTTCGCCGCCGTCGCCGGCTTTCGTGCCTGTATTCGCCATCGGGCGTTTCCTTTCTTACATGGTGATTTCGAGGAGGAGGTCGGCGGCGAGCAGGTCGACGCCGGCGACCCGCAAGACCCGCCAGTTGTCTTGCGGGCCGAGGTCGACGAGCTGCACGATCCCGCCGAACGTCGCGTCCGCGACCTTGCTGATCGTGTCGTATGCCTGGTTGAGCATCTGGTCGACGCGGTCCGCTTCGGCCATCCCGCACGCCGCCAGGATCGGCAGCTGCGCGACGTCCGTGTTAAACTGTTTCTCGCGGTACGAGACGTTGCGGGGCCAGCCGACGATGTAGGCGGGCGGGTTGAACGTCTCGGGCGGCGTCGCGAACACGGCGACCGTCGGGTCGATCGTTTCGAGCGTCGCGGCGAGCGCCGCCGCGACCGGGGCCCGCTGCCAGGTCATCCGAACACCAGCGGCGCGTAGCCGCTGTACTGGGCGTCGACGTCGGGGTCGGTGCGGCCGACCCGCATCGCGGCGACGTCTCCCCAGCCGATGAGGCCGTCGACCGTGTCACGGCGCCGGAACAGTTTCGCGGCGTGCATCACACACGCCAGGAAACAGTCGTCGGGAAGGCTGGTCGTGTCGGACGGGTAGATCGGCAGGCCGGAAGTGGCGTCGGTGCCGAGCCGGGCGACGCCGTACGCGACCGCCGCGAGGCGCGCTTCGTCGATGATGGCGTCGCTGGTGGCGTCGGGTTGCATGCGCAGCCAGCTGCGCACGTCCGGCAGTTTCGGCCATCCCGACGCCATCAACGATCACCTCCCCAAGCGGGCTATTTGCGGCTGCGGGTCTGTGTCTCGGGCGGCGCCTCTTCGGCGGGCGCCTCTTCGGTCTCGGCTTCGGCCATCGTCGGCAGCGACGTCACCGCGGACAGGTCGAGCGGCACGTACGCGGTGCCGGCGAGCGTCCCGTACGCCAGGTAACCGCCGTACGCCACCTGGACGCCGAGAATCGACGGTTCGATGACGGACAGGAGGCCGATGTTCTCTTCGTAGATTTCGTACAGGTCGGCGGGACCGACAATGCACGTCTTCGACGGCAGGTACGGCGCGACGATGCGAGGCAAGCCGAGAATGTCGCCCCGAAACTCGGCGAGACTCGAACCGCCGATATCGAAAGAATCGAGCGGCGTGTCCTGCGACCCGGCGAGCTGGTCGGGCGGGAGCACGACCCGCTGCTGGTCGACCAGGCTACCGAGCGCCGCCCACACGTCGAGCGAAACCCACACGCGGGCCGGCATCCGCTGCCCCGCCGAGTAGCTGTGCATCGCCGCGGTGTAGAGGCCTTTCGTCCAGTCGGCCAACACCGGCGCGGCCGGCAGGGCAGGCGGTTTCGTGCCGGTCGCGGCGGTCGCGAACGCGGCCGCGACGACCGTCTCGGTCTCGATCGCATACTCGGCCGCCAAGTCCTGAATCAAGACGTCCCAAGCGGCTGGTGAAGTCCAATCCACGTCTTGACGGGAAATGTCGACGTAGCCGCCGTGCGTCTCTTTCGTGAACGTCTGCGGCGCGACCGTCATCGCCCGGCTCGGCAGCGCCGTCTTCTCTGCGGTCTGCTTCCCCACCTGCGAATGGACCGTCACCTTCGGACGCGTGAACGTCGTACCGGGAATGTTCCCGAGCGCTTTCGTGCCGCCCAAGCTCTGAATGAGCGGCCGATTCACGTCCAGGAGAGAAACGACCTGGCCGACGATCGGGGTCGGCAGGAGGCCCGGCGTGCTGGTGGTCGTCTGATCGGCGCGGGTCTGCAGCAGCCGGCTCGCGGCTTCGCTGTCGGCGTGGCCGCGGTCCATGATCCCGTTCGCCCGCATGTAGTCGACGACGTACGCGCCCGCCGAGCGATATTCGACGTGGGTGACGACGCCGAGCGGCCGCGGCGACTGCATCCCGTTGGCGAGCGGCGCGGCGAG